CAACAGAACCAGTAACCCAAGTTTTGAATCGTCTGTTATCTGTTTGTGAAGCACGGAAACGTACGTGTAAGAAAGGACGCTTAAGGTTCTTTCCTAACATTTGATCGTAAACCGTTGAAGTACCAGCTGGAACAATAACACCGCGAATAGCAGCAGTTGTTGCAGCATCGTTAATACCACCACGAGTTGCTTTATCGTTTAAGTAACGGAAATCAGACTTATAGAAGTCGTAAGATCCTCTACGGAAACCAGAGAAGCCTAAGTTTAATGCCATATCTTCAGAGTTGTCAAATACACCGTAAGATGTACCACCAGCACCATAAGAATTCATAGAAGCTAACATATCGTCGATAGCCAAGCTAGTAGCACGGTTAACGAACATCATATTTTCTTCAATAGCACCTTGATTGTCAAACTCTGCAAGGATAGCGTCAAACTCAGCTAAATCAGTAGCAGCATTTACACCGGTAACACCAGATGTAACATTACCTCTTGTAGAGATAGCGTCAAATAATCCTTGAGTACCAGCACCAGCTCCTAAGTCAGTATCTGTGTGAAAGTTACCAATAACAGAAGCAGCAGCAGTTTGCTCAGCTTCTAATAAAGCCATTTCCATGTAGTCAGTGAAACGTAATCTTGTTTCAGCTTCAGCTTTCAAGTACCATAAGTAACCAGAAGCACCATCTTCAGCTGTAACTTCTACCCAACCAATACGAGCAGTGTCAGAACCAGAGATTTCGTAGTAATCTTTCATGATAATCGGACGATTAGTGAAAGACTTGAAAGTTGGCTCGTTAGCACCTCTTTGATCAGTTGAAGTAGAACCATCAGCGTTAGAGAAGTAGCTTTGTCCTTTTGCAAAGTGAGAACCGATAACTAATAAAGTAGATCCTCCAACAGTTGTAGCGTGACCAGTTAAATCAGCTTTGTCATAAGGCTCAACTTCAATAGTAGCTGTATCAGCGTCAACAACTTTACATTTAGTAACAATACCAGCACTTGCAATAAGTACCATATCGTTAACACGCACACCGTGATCAGCTAGTGTAAACACTGAGTCTGAAGATGCATTGTTTCCATCAATATCAGATGTAACTGTAAAAGTACCGTTTGTAGCACCAGCAGTTGCTACCGTACCTTTAAGTGAGATATGTAATCTAGACTGCTCAGACCAAATAACTTGATCAGAAGACATAGCCTCTTCTGCACCAACTTGAGAAAGGAAACCAGAAATTGTACGAGGTCCAAAAACCTCAGCTTCTTTTTCCATCAAGTCAGGCAGGTATTGTTGTCCCCAACCAGCATTTGATGCTGATGAAAGATCTAAATAATTTGTAGACAACGTTTGCTTCTGTGAAGAAGGTACGCTGTTCAAATTAGTTCCTGCAGTAATTGCCATAATTTTAAATTTTAAGCGTTAAATAAATTATTTTTTGTTTTTAATTTTAAACTTAAAGGTAGCGGCGTCATCTCCAAGCGCTCTTACTTTTATACCTCCTAACTCTTGAGAATTATGTCCTTGCCTTGGCGTCATATCGATATTCTTGCTTTTAGCAATACTATCTTTTAATGCGTCAGCACGACCTTGCTCGTAGAAGTGTTTAGCAACAGCGTCTGGGTTCATTGCTGTAAATAGTGATTTGTGATAACCCACAGCGTCTTCCATAACATTTTCCTTGTTCAAAAACTTTTTGACAAAATTGTTAATATCGCTTTGAGTTTCTTTAACCTTATCTACATTATTAACGTTAAATCTAAACTTTTTATCACCAACGTTATATTCAAAACCTTTGAAATTGTTGTTGAAAACATTATTTGTTTTCTTGTTAAAAGCTTCAACTTGAGCGTCAATAGTTTTTTGATTAACCTCTAACTCTTCGTTATACTTGTTGAAGAACTCAATAGCCTCTCGCTGCTCGTTAGTAAGCTTGCCTCCAGCTTTGATTTCTTCATAATATTTAGACTTCAAGCTATCTAAGTAAGACTTTGCTTCAGCAACTTGCTCTTTCAATGCTAGTTTCTTTCTTTTGATGTCTCGCTCTTCGTCTAATTCCTCATTGTAAGAAAATTGGTCGTCCATCATAAATTGAACTTCCTCATTACTTAAGTGTGGCTTAGTTTTCTTGTAGTAAGTTTCTAATGCTGTTAAATTGTCTAGCTCATCATAATTTTGATTAAGCTGAACATAGTCATTAAGATCACCACCAGTTTCTTCCATAAAGTCTACTAACTTCTGAATATTCTCTGGTAGTGTTGGAAGTTCAACTGGTTGCTCTGGAACTACTGGAGCTTCAACAGGCTCTGTAATTTCTGCCACAGGTTCTTCAGTTACTTCTTCTACTACGTTTTCAACAGGTTCTTCGACAGGAGTTTCTTCAGTAGACGGCGGTGGTTGTCTAAGATCTATTTTGTAGACACCATCATCGCTCACTTCGTTGTTACTCATATCCACCTTTACTACATTATCATCCGTAGATGATTCTTGCGGTTGAATCTCTTCAACTACATTTTCGTTATTTTCTTCCATGATATAATATTATAAAATTGTTTTTTGTTTTTATTTAAAATCTGGAGATCTTTTATTTCCCTTTTTTTCTAAAAATATTACCTACCTTGCTTCTTCTACCTGGACCTATTTTACCTGGGCCTCTTGGGTTTATAACTTCTATAATCGGAGCTTCAACAGCAATCTCTGGTCGTCTTATTGAAACCCTGCGTGGGTTGTATTTTTGTTGCGGAGGTAACTTAGTAGGTTTAGCGCGCTCTTTCATTATCGCTCTTTGTTTAGTTGGAGGTTTTACACCTCTCTTTTTAAACTCTTTTTTTGGAATATCTTTTTCTTTTCTAAACTCATCTGTACCTTCATAAGTAGGTTCAGGCCTATCTTTTTCAAACTCATCAGTTCCTTCATAAATAGGGTAAGGCCTATCTTTCATCTTATTAGCTTTTTCTATCTCTTTAACTAAATTAGGAGGTAGCTTTTTTCTTTGCTTTTTTGTTTGTTTAGTTGGAGGCTTTGTTGTACCTTGAATTTTATCTTCAAGTTTACTAACCTGAGCCATGAGCTTTTTAGCTTTTTCTTTATCTCCAGCTTTATTAGCTTTAGCAGCTTCGTCTTCTAAACGTTGCATTTTTTGCTTATCTGTTTCTTTTTCTTCACCAGTAAAAGCTTTGATTTTTTGCATATGTCTAGCATCAGCAGGAGTAAAACCTTCTTCAATTAACTCGTCAAGAGTTTTTTGATCCGCAGACTTCTGTTTAGCAGCAGACCTCTCAGCTTTTGAAGCATATATAGCTTTTCGCTGAGCGTCTGACTTATATTGTTTTGCAGGTGAAGTTCCCGAGTGAAGCGGAAACCCTTTCATTTTAAATGCCATATTTACTTATTTTGCTTTTGTTAATCCGTCTTTTTTAGCTTGTTTTTCAGCAGCTTTAATTTTCTTGTCTCTATCTTTTTTAGCTTTTTGCGCGGCTTTTTTATCAACTGTAGTTAAACCACCTATTCCACCGGTTTTAGAATATCCAGTAGTATCAGCTCGGCCCTCACTATGAAGTTTGCCTATAAAAGTATCAAATTCATTTTCAGCGTCTTTTACTGCTTTGTTATATTTTGTTACATCAGGATGTTCTTTTTTCTGAGTAGTAGGAGAAGAGTATTTAGCTCTGAATTCAGCTTCTACACCTTTTGCTTTACTGAAAGCTTTAGCTGCTCTAGCTTTTTTCTTATCAACTTTTTTAGTTTGTTTAGGAGTTAACTCGTATCTCTCTACTTTTTCTCCAGTCTCATCAACTACCATGCCAGCGTCTTTTCCTTTTCTTTTCATGTATTTGTTAGCGCGATCAGTTATCCTGTTAGCTTTTCTTACAAATTTTCTAGCTTCTTTAGTAGCTTTTTTAGCTTGTCTTGCAGTTTGAGGAGCAGGAGAATCTTTATCACTTTCGCTAATACTTTTAGATACTATTTTATTATCTTTTCTTTTTAAATATTCCTCTAAAAACTTTTTGTTTTCTTTTTTACCAAGGTATCTTATATCAGGAAATTTTTTACCCTGCGTACTTCTAAACTTGTCGTATTTTTTTTGATCTAAGTCGTAAACTCGCTCATCAGTATCTGATTTGTCATATTTTTGTTTAGCAGCAGAAGCAGCAGCCTCTTCTTTCATTCGAGCAGCAGCCTCTTTTTTCATTCGAGCTGCAGACTCTGCTTTTAAGTAGGATCCAGTACCTTTCTGCATTGGAAACCCTTTCATTTTAAATGCCATTTTCTTTTTTTTTATTAATAACGTTATTATCCAAAATTGTAAGTTGCAGTAGTATCGTGCCCCTTATGTTTTATATATTGAGTATTAGAGGCTGTGGTTTTTCTACCACCTCCACCACTTTTAATTTTTTCTTTGTTTCTTTTGTTTTGTTGTTCAATAGTTTTTTTCATCTCCTCATTAATTCTAGCCTGTCTTTCCTCTTCCGTTTCTTCTTTTTCTTCTTCTGGCAAAATATTGACAAGCTCTTCTACTTGATTCTCTGGAGCAGTATCGTACTCTTCTTCTTCAAGTTTTTCAGCAAGCATTTCGTTGGCATCTTTATTTGGAGCTGTAGGATCTACTTTTTGTTCAGCTGGCTCTTCCTTTTTAGTAGTTCTACCTGTTAACTTTTCGTACTTAGCTAGCTTCTTGTCAGCAACTTCTCTAGCTTTTTGTATTCTAAACCTTAAATCAGCTAATCTATCTTTTTGAGCATCACTAGGATTTTTACCAAACCTTTCTGTTAGCTTTTCAAGACCATTTTCTAATCTATTAAGTTCGTCTTGAGCCATACGGCTTTTACTTCTACGTCTTTTTACTCTACGAGTTTCTTTATACGCTTCCTGATAAAGAGCCGTGCCCTTCATCATTGGAAATCCTTTCATTTTATAAGCCATATTTAAACATTTTCTCCTAGTATGGTACTAAGCATATTATCACTTGTATCTTCAAAGTTTTTAGGTGGAGTGCCTGCCTGTCTTTGATTTATAAGCTCGCTTTGCTGCGTAGCTTGTATCTTTGTTCTTTTGTCTTTGCGATCTTCTCTAAAGTTATCAGCGTTAGATTTAACGTTCATTTCAGCATTTTTAAGTGCCATGTTAAACTGATGTGCGTGCTCAACTAAACTCTTTTTAATCTCCGCCTCCTGCTGCATTGTCTGTAGTTTTAATTGAGCTTTAACTTGTTCTAGTTTTATCTCGCCTTCTTGTATTTGCAAAGCCTTAGTAGTTTCTGCTTGCGCTGACGCCTGTTGCATTTGAGAGTTAGCTTGCGCTTGAGCTTGAATAGCAGCTTCTTGTTGCGCTTGATCTTTTTCCATCTTCTTTTTTCTACGTATTTTAAGAAGTTGATTAGCTAACTTTACGTTCTTAATATTTCTAACATCAATAGCGTCTTCTAAATCAAGGCTACCTTGACTCAACGCCATTTGTATATTATTTTCAAGCATTTGTTTTTCTTCTTCGTCTGGATCTAACTCTAAGAATATACCAAAGTCATATAAGTGTAACTCTTCTATTTCTTTTAGAGTTGCTACATTATGATTACCTATAGCTTGAATAAACGCTTCTTTTGTTGGTGAGTATTCTAGTATATCAGATATTCTAAGAGATAACGCTTCACAAACCTCAGCTGTTAAGAACATACCTGCTTGAAGTACGTGTCTTGTAGCTGTGTTACTGTTTGCAGCTGCTAATTTTTGAATACCAACTAAAGCATTTTTATCTGGAGTACTACCATCTCTAGCCTCGTTAAGCCCGGTGACATCACGAATCATTTGTAAATAGTAGTTGTAAGTCTGTATTAATGCTTGTAGCTTGTTACCACCAGAGCTTGACTGTATTTCTTGAATAGGTATTTTACCTGGATTCATATCACCCTCTGAGGTGAATGATCTACCAATAACAGAACCAGTTTGAAAGAACATGTTTAGTGCTTCTTGTGGATTGTAGTTTGTTCCGTTACCTAAATCTATTTCTGCTAAACCATCAGCATCGAGGTAAACACCATCAGGTGTCATACGTGACATAACTTGCTGTAGCTTTAAGTGTGTAAGCTGAATCATATCTGCAAAACCAGTTATGCGGCTTACTAAACTTTCAATTTTACCTTTGTACATTCTAGGTGCTACAATCTGGTAATTCATTTTAACTTTAGTGTAATCGCTTTTTGGTCGCATTTGGTTTTTAGCAGGCTCCCAACGAAGCATACGATCACCACCTACTATTTTAGCCCCTTCAAATAATACCTCAACAGCTCTTTCCATTTTATCAAAACGACCTTCAATACCTGGAGGCGGCTTAAAAGTATCATCTTTTTCTATAGCTTTATCAGCTCCACTTGCTGTTTTCTTAATTTTGTAAACTTCGTTCATGTATGTTTTATAATTGAAATATAAAACTTGAACTCTGTTTTCGTCAATGCTAGAAGGATTATATCTACTGTTTCCTTTTGCAGCAGAGTATTTCGTTGACTTTGTTTTCTTTATTTGTTCTAAATCTTCGTTTGTAAGGAAAGGAAACTCTCTTACAAGTTCGTTTATAGGTATTTCTTTAACCTCACCTACGTAGTATATGTCTTCAAAGTATGGAGACTCTGTGTATGAGTAAACAATATTTGCTGGATCTACATAATCAACTGTTACACCTTGCGAAGCGTTAAAACCAGTTTTTACACAACCTATACCTATCTCAACTAAGTCTTTGTAAAATCTTCTTCTTGTTAACTCAAACCTATTACCCTCTAGCAGTGTTGATATTGCAGACTCTTCAGCTATCTCAATGTTCTGCTTGTAAGTTAACTGCATGTGAAGATCTAACTCTTCTTTTGTTTCTGGTAGCTCATCAATAGGATTTTCAGATACATTTACACCGAACTGATCTTTAGCAGTTTTAGCCAAGTCTTTAGTTAGCATATCAGCTAACATTACGTTCATGTATTCTGTTCTTTTAGCAACGCCAAAAGGATCTTGTGAATATGCGTTTACTTTATAACCTCTTTCAGATATTCCGTTTACTACAATATCAACGAATTTAGGAATAATTGGTACTGGTTTCCAGTCTAAGTTTAAATAAGATAAATCAC